TACTTTAAGATTCCTGGGTGGTTTAATTACTCAGAAACTTATGACGTCATTGCTGACGAAATTGCCGATGATGGAAAGATTGTAGAGATTGGATCATTCCTAGGTAGATCAACTCATTACCTTGCAACAGCTTTAGTAAATGCAAATAAAGAAAACGTAAAAATATATTGCGTCGATACTTTTGAAGGTTCAACAGAACACGCTAATATAAAATTACCAAAAGATTTTTCAGAAATATTTAAAGAGAATCTTAGATATTTTATTGGCAGAAATATGGTTACAGTTTGTCAAGGAAGATCCGATGAAAAAAGAATATTAGATATGTTTAAAGATGACTCTATAGATTACATAATGATTGATGGTGCTCATGAATATGATGCAGTGCAAGATGATATTTTAAATTGGTGGCCTAAACTAAAATCTGACGGATCAATGTTTGGTGATGATTACTCTTTAAATTCAGTGGCACAAGCTACAAAAGATGGTTTAGGACAATTAAAAATTAACACTTACGGCATAAATAAAGGTTTTGAACAAACATGGTATGTTGCAAAAGATGGAAATAACAAGAGATATGAAAAATTAATACCAGGAGTAAACACTTACACATGAGTTTGTACATAATACATAACTATCAAAAAGAGTTAAAAAGCATGAAAGAATCCCTTAGAGAAACATTATCACAAGGGGTTGAAAAATTTGAAGAATATAAGTATATTTTAGGAAAGATACACATGTTAGACATGTGCCAACAGGAGCTTTCTCGCCTGCTGGAAAAAGAGGAGAAATTAGATGACTAAAACATTATACGTGCCAGATCACGTTAAAGCAAAATTAAATAACCCGAAAGAAGCCGTTAAGGCTGATCGAAAAGAATTAGATAAACTTCCAAAACCTGTTGGCTGGAGAATACTTGTATTACCGTTTAAAGCTTCAGAAAAAACAAAAGGTGGTATTTTATTGACCGACAAAACAATGGAAGACTCACAATTAACTGCATCTGTGGCAATGGTATTAGCTGTTGGAGATGATGCATATCAAGATAAAGAAAAGTTTCCTAATGGACCTTGGTGTAAACAAGGTGATTGGGTCGTGTTTGGCAGATACGCAGGATCAAGAATAAAAATAGAAGGAGGAGAGGTAAGATTATTAAATGATGACGAGATTCTCGGCACTGTTGATAATCCAGAGGACATATTAACGATTATGTAACATGGGAGGTAAACCATGCAAACAGAAATAACATCTGCCAAAAAAGATAAAATGGTTGATTTGGATGTATCTGGAGAAGGTGCTGAAATAGAACTTGAGGATAAGTCACACGGCTCTGTTAAACCAGAAACATTTGAAGAAATCAAAACTGAAGAAAAAGATCCGCTTCAACCACAAGTTGAAGAACAATCTGAAGAGATGGATCAATACTCTGATAAAGTCAAAAAAAGAATTGATAAGCTGACTTGGAAGATAAGAGAAGCTGAAAGAGAAAGAGAGGCTGCTCTTGAGTTTGCACAAAACGTGCAAAAAGAACTTGCTGAAAGTAAAAAGAAAACCTTTGATATTGACAAAGGTTATATGTCAGAAAGCGAAGTTCGTAATAAAATGGCATCTGATTTAGCTCGTCAAAATCTCATTACAGCAAGAGAATCAGGAGATTTTCAAAAAGAAGAAGAAGCAAGAGCTGCTTTAACAAAACTTGATCTTGAAGCTGAGAGAATTAGAGTTACTAAAACCAAAAAAGAAAAAGAGTATGAGGAGTTTGAAAAACAATTACAAGAAGCTCCACAACCTAACACACCAAGACCACAACCTTCACAAAAAGCTTTAGCTTGGGCTGAACAAAATACTTGGTTTAGATCTGACGCTGAAATGACAGATTATGCTCAAAGAATACATAGAGGTTTAGTAGCAGAAGGATTTGACACAGAATCAGATGATTATTATAATGAATTGACTAATAGAGTTAAAAACAAGTTTCCAGAGTCTTTCCAAGGCTCGGATCAGGCAACCAGAAGTAACAAAATCGCCCAACCTGTCGCTTCTGCATCAAGGTCTGCAACCGCTGGGCGCAAGTCTGTTAAGTTGACCGCTAGTCAAGTTAAAATAGCAAACAAGCTTGGAGTTCCTCTAAGTGAGTATGCTAAGTACGTTTAAGGAGGTACAAAATGACAGATTCAAAAACACCAAGAAGTGCACAAACAAGGGCAACTGAGGTAAGAAGAAAACCTTGGGCGCCACCGTCTCAGTTAGACGCACCACCATGTCCTGATGGATATAAGCAAAGATGGCTTCGTCATCGTGTAAATGGGGCAGATGATACTAAAAATATCAATGCCAGACTCAGAGAAGGTTGGGAGTTAGTGAGAGCTGACGAATCAACCCAAGGAACCTACTCTGCTTACAACGGAAATATCAAAGCTTATGAGGGTGTCATCAGTGTGGGTGACTTGCTATTGGCAAGAATGCCAGTGGAAACCGTTAATGAGCGTAATGCTCACTACAAGCAAAAGACTGATCAACAGACTCAAGCTTGGGAAGACGATCCGCTGAGAGAACAACATCCTAGTATGCCTATCAATGTCGATAGGCAGAGTAAAGTGACCTTTGGAGGATCTAAAAAATCTGAATAGGTCATTTAATAATAAGGAGATGAACTATGGCAAATCAAGCTGGATATTACGGATTTCGTCCTATCAAGATGCTAGGTGCTGCTTACAATGGTCAAGGCCAAACTGAGTACACAATCGGCAACAACGAGGCATCCGCAATATATCAAGGCGACCCAGTTATTCTGGTAGCCAATGGTGCTATTGATGTCGGTTCTTCTGCTGGTGCTGAAATCTTAGGTATTTTTAATGGTTGCGAATACACTGATCCAACGACAGGAAAGCCGACCTTTTCTAATCATTACCCAGGCAGCATAGCAGCGGCTGATATTAAAGCATTTGTCATCGATGATCCGAATGTAGTATTCGAGGTCAAAGTAGATGACACTAACGGTGGTCAAGCACAAGTAGGTACAAACTGTAACATTGCTACATACAGCGCAGGATCTTCCACAGATGGAATTTCAAACGTTGTTATCGATGGCAGTTCTTTTACTACAAATGCTGGCGCTAATTTTAGAGTTGTAGGTTTATCAACAGACGTTGATAACTCAGATTATTCTGCAGCAAATGCAGCAATCCACGTTAAGATTAACTTACACTCACTAACAGACACAACAGGCATATAGGAGGTTAAACTATGGCTATATCTAGAAGTCAACTCGTTAAAGAGTTAGAGCCGGGTTTAAATGCACTATTTGGCCTGGAGTACGGACGTTATGATGCTGAGCATGCTGAAATTTTTGAAACAGAAACTTCTGATCGTGCATTCGAAGAAGAGGTAATGTTATCAGGTTTCGGTAACGCAAGAGTAAAATCAGAGGGTGGATCTATTGTCTATGACAATGCGACAGAAACCTTCACAGCACGTTACAGCCACGAAACAATTGCATTAGGTTTTGCAATCACTGAAGAAGCTGTCGAAGATAATCTTTATGACAGAATCTCAGCAAGATATACAAAAGCACTTGCACGTTCCATGGCAAACACAAAGCAGGTAAAAGCTGCAAACGTATTAAACAATGCGTTTGATCCAAACTTTACCGGCGGTGACGGTGTTGAACTCTGCTCTGCAGTACACCCAATCGTAGCAGGAACATTCGCAAACGAATTAGGAACTGCTGCTGACCTCAACGAAACTTCATTGGAGCAGTCTTTAATTGACATTGCTGCGTTTACTGATGAGAGAGGTTTATTAATATCAACACAGGGAAGAAAGCTTATCATTCCTTCTGAGTTACAATTCGTAGCTGAAAGACTAACACAGTCACAGTTAAGAGTTGGCACAGCAGACAATGATATCAATGCCACAAGAAATATGGGCATGATTCCTGAAGGTTATGTTGTAAACCACTACTTAACAGATCCAGATGCATTCTTTATTAAGACTGACATTCCAAATGGATTTAAGTTGTTCCAAAGATCACCAATTAG